CATGAGCTTTACGAGAAGGAGGGGAATTGAGCAGGTCCGAGACAACTAAACGGCTGTCAGAGCTTACAGAAAAGCTAATCAATCCTAATAATGACAGCCGCATTTATTGGGCTAGAGAAGTCACCTTTGACTATGCCACATCTAACCGTGTTAGGGTTGACTATATGAAATTTGAGCCACTAAATACCACTGTAAGCGGCATCGAAAAGGGAGACTTTTACTGCTACGAGATTAAGTCATCTGCGGAGGACTTCCACTCAAAGAATGGGCATAATTTCATAGGCGATTATAACTACTACGTAATGCCGAGAGAAGTATATCAGAAGGTATCCGCTGAAATCCCATTCGGAGTAGGAGTGTATTGTCCTACAGGTGGCAGCCTTGAATCTGTTAAACAAGCTAGGCGAATGAACAGACATAGGTCAGTATCTGAAATGCTGCTAATGATGTTTAGGTCGTCAAATAGGGATAGATTAAAGAGTAGTGATAAGATAGTAGAGGAGGCTGATTTAGAATGAATAAATTACCAAACGATGTAATTGAGATTGTTGAAAAGTATAAGCATTATGCAATTATTCCTCCTGAGGAGGGGAACTACTTAACCGAACAGATTAACCAGTTATATCATGCATTCTTTAGAGACATACATGCTAGTGCTATGCGAATAGTAGATGAGCCTACTGGGAAACCTCAAGGGAAAGGGCAATACTGCGAAAAAGAGAACTTAGGCTGGATGGGATATACATCTGTAGGAACGTATTATTTCCCAATCGAAAACGGTAAATACTTGGCGATGGAATTTTCTTAATGGAGGGAGGCGCAGAATGCAATCTAAAAATGCAGAACATGTTGATGTAAAAGAGTTCGTTAAGACTTGGTTAGATGGTAAATATCTCGAGATAATAGCTCCAACGGCGCGAATAGCTATATTCAAAGAGGAATTTAAGGAGATAGCAAAAAAACTAGGCAAGATTGTAGAAGAAGTGGAGGAGGAATGATGGCAAATAAAATTACAGAGGCAGCAGATAAAATGCGCTTAATGACAGATGAGGAGCTTATTGTTTATTTAGAGAACAGAGCCGCAAAGGCTAGGGAAGATGGGTTTAACCAGGGTTTTTACCTCGGGAAGAAGGAGATAAATGGCCTTAAACAATCTGTTATTAAAATGTATGACTACGTTGTCGACATAGGTCCTGAAATTAATTGCAACTATTATAGCAATTTACTGAGCTATATTAACGACTTTTATACAATCATAGCAAAATTAAGCAAGAGGTAGAATATGATAGGAGATGGACAAAGTACATTGAGTGACAGCACCTTGATGAATCTGCCAAAGAAGGAGCTTGTAGATATAATCAGGCTGTTAGAAAAGAACTGCAAAGTTTACCTCAACAACCTTAATACCTATAGCGGTATAGTCAAGGAGCTTACAGAGGTAAAAGAAAATTTAATAGAATTTGAGGAGGAAAAGATATGCTAGCTAAAAAGTGTGATAAATGTGGGAAACTGTACGAACTTTATGAAGGGATAGAAGGATATGGCAACTTATCAGAAGCTAACTCGGTGGCGTTTGTATTGGCTAACGATGAAGGGGAATACTTTTGTAATGATGCCTATGATCTATGCCCTGAATGTTTAGTCAAAGTACAGGCTTTTATTGAGAGTAAGGAGGTAACTAAGCATGAATAAAGTGATATTGATGGGTAGGCTTACAAGAGACCCTGAGGTCAGATATTCGCAGACTGACAGTAATATGGCTATAGCGAGGTTTTCGCTTGCAGTAGATAGACGCTTCAAGAAGCAGGGGGATACAGTGACCGCCGACTTCTTTAACTGTACCGCATTCGGCAAGCAAGGGGAATTTGTAGAGAAGTATCTTAAACAGGGTACCAAGATAGTAGTTACTGGACGTATCCAGAATGATAACTACACCAATAAAGAAGGTCAGAAGGTCTACAGTGTACAGATTATGGTGGAAGAGATAGAGTTCGCTGAAAGCAAGGCAGCAGGACAAGGGGCACAAAACAATGATTCTATGCCAGGTGATGGCTTTATGAATATTCCTGATGGTGTTGAGAACGAGTTGCCATTTAATTAACGCATAATAGAGGTGTAGGATGCAAAAAGTACAAAGCTTATACAATATTGAAAAGCTGGTATATGCCATAGTTAAGTGCGCAGTACAAGACTATAAGGCAGAGCTTAGAAAAAAGAAAAGGCTACCCAATCAGAACATATCTGACCTATCGCCGGTAGAAAAGTTTTTCCAATCCGAAAACTTTGAATACTGGACGGGAATAGATGGAGACAAGCTAATTGCAGCCATAAAAGAGAAAGAAGTAAAGAAGACCAAGAAAAGGAAAAAGAAAGCGAATACAGGGAGGTGATGCCAATGTGGGCTAAAAAATACCTACAAGAGATTCAAAGAATGGAGGAGCAAATCAACCAACGACTGGAAGAGCTATCTAGCCTTAAAGCCTTATATGGGCTAAAGGGGTGTGGGATGTCTGAAAAGGTGCAGACGAGCCAACGAGGAGATGGGCTTGAGAACGAAGCTATTAAGTGCGTGGAGCTGGAAAAGCAGATAAGGGAACAGATACAGGAATTTACAAACAAGAAAAATATAATCATATCAAGGATTCAGGCTTTGACAGACATAAGGTGTATCCAAGTTCTATACAGACGCTATGTAAGATATATGAGCTTTGAAAGCATTGCAGTTGAATTAAATTACAGCTATGACCATGTGACAAGGATTCATAAGAAAGCCTTAGTTGATTTTGAAACATGCCATACAATGTCGGTTAGCAATGTGGTATAATGGTATCATTGAAATACAACAAAGAGCCGGGTTTCCTCCTTCCCGGTTCTTTACATTTTAAAGGATGTGAGTATATGCTTAAGAGCTGTAAGTATTGCGGGCGCATACACGAAGAGAAAGAAGTCTGCGAAGCTAAGGACAAGGCAAGTAAGCGGTGGAGCATCCGTCGCAATACTAAGGCCTTCTCCTTCAGGAAAACTAATGACTGGACCTTAAAGAGCAGGGAGATAAGAGACAGAGACAAGTATTGTTGCTTATGCTGCAAGGCAATGTTAATTGGTACAACAAGACAGCTTAACACGTATGACTTATCGGTACACCATATTGTACCGATAGAGGAGGATTATCAACTACGCTTGTCGAATGAAAATCTAATAACTTTATGCTCAGTACATCATGAGATGTGCGAAGCAGGAGAGATTACAAGAGACAATCAAAGACAACTCGTGAGGGAATCTATAGAGAATTTTAACGCAGAAGGAAGAGGAGTGGTTGTTGTGTGAATATAAAAAATTTATAGTATCCCCCCTACCTTTTTAGGGGAGAAAATTAAAAAAAACCAAGACCGACGCGCACCCTTTTTCCACATAAAATTCCCAAAATGAGATTTAAAGAGGGAAAAGGAGGAAAAAGATGGGCAGACCGGCTAAAACTATATCGACAAATTCTAGGCATAATACTAAAAAAGATGTGGAAATACGCAAGGCAGCAGAGGAAAAGGCAAGAGGTGGGATGGATAAACTTATCCCGCCACGCTACCTGACAAAAGAGCAGAAAGTTATATATAAATACATTGTTGACAACTTAAAAGAGGCAGAAATATTGGGTAATCTTGACCACTATATACTGGCTATGACTGCAGTCACCATAGATAGCATTATCCAAATTGATAAGGCTATGAATCAGGTTGACGACATAATGAAAAAGAGCAAGCTGATAGCAGCAAGGACAAACTTGGCTAAAGACTTCTTTAGATGCTGCAACGAGTTGTCCTTATCACCGCAGGCAAGAGCAAAGATATCTATAGCGAATGTGAAAGCAATAAGAGATAATCAAAATCCACTATTAGAGGTATTAGGTATTTGATTAAAAAGCATCCTTCCTATAGATACGCTAAAAAGGCTTGTGGCAGTAAGTCAAAAGTGCCTGATTATGTCAAAAAACAATGTAAAGAATTTATTAAAATCTGTGATGGTAAGAGCAAGAAGTTTTTTATCAATACAGACCGAGTAGAAAAGATTGATAAGATTCTTATACTTATCAGGATGCCTAAGGGGCTTAAGATTAATCATAGCATATATGACTGCGTGGCAGGCTTTCAATGGGTGCTTATAATAGCCTCGTTGTGCGTTATGTGTAGTGACAATGAGGCAAAGCGCAGATATGAAACTATTGTGCTAGAAATAGCAAGAAAGAATGGCAAGACCTTTATAATTGCCGTTCTTTTTATTTTGCTCTTTTTCCTAGAGCCTATGTATTCGTACTTTTATTCAGTAGCTCCTGATGGCTCACTTTCAAGGGAAATTAAAAAGGCTATAGAAGAGATTATAGGTTACAATCCTAAGATTTTCCCCAAAGAGGGAAAGGATAGGATGTTTAAGGTAAGGCGAGATGATATTGAGTGCTTTCTCACGAGTTCAAAATACATCCCCCTTAATTACTCAAATAGCAGACTTGACGGTAAATTGCCGAATGTTTTCCTTGTTGACGAGGTTGGAGCCTTGCCAAATCCTTATGCTATTGAGGCTATGCGCTCCGGTCAGCTTACTATATTGAATAAGCTGGGGTTTATCATATCGACAAAGTATCCTACAGCCAATAACCCATTTGAGGATGAAGTCTTGTATTGCAAGAAAGTTCTTGATGGCTTCGTGAAGGATGATAAGGTGTTCTCCCTGCTTTACGAACCTGATGACAAAGAAAATTGGACTGATAATGACGATATACTGGCACACGCTAATCCTTTAGCACTTGAGATAAAGGAGATGTGGCAAGATTTGCTTACTAAAAGGCAAAGAGCTATAGAGGTTGAAAGTGCAAGGGAGAACTTCTTAACCAAGCATTGCAATATAATCTATCAGGGCATAGGCACAGAAAGCTATATAGACATTAATCTTGTGAAGAAGTGCAGCGTAAAAGAAATTGACTGGACTAATAAGAGGGTATGGCTTGGAGTTGACCTTGCTCAGACAAACGATAACTGCGCGGTGGCAATTGCTGGTGTGGATGACAACGATAATATACTGGCTACAGTGATGGCATTTATACCGGAAGGGCGAATAGATGAAAAGAGTAAATTTGAACATGTGGACTACAGGCGATTTGTGGAGCAAATGAAATGTATAGCTTGTGGCGATATGGTAGTTGATTACGGAGTAATAGAGGACTTCGTTTTTAATGTGGAGGCAAAGCTTGGCTGTGAAGTGGTTGCTATAGGTTATGACCGCTACAATGCTATGAGTTCGGCGCAAAAGTGGAATCAAAAATATACCACGGTTGAAATAAGGCAGCATTCGGACACTTTGCACCCACCTACCAAGTTATTGGCTGAAAAGGTTGAAAACGGACAATTCAGATATGAGGCTAATACCTTGCTTGAAATCAACTTTGAAAACGCAAAATGTACCTACGATACCAATATGAATAGATATGTTAATAAAAAGAAGTCAAGTGGTAAGGTGGATATGGTTGTGGCGTTGATAAATGCAATATACCTATTGCAGCAAGACATAATATTCAATGATGGCTTTGTGGTACAGGTCGTATAGCTTGAAAGGAGGTGAAAAAAGTGGGTTTATTTAACTGGAAAAAAGAAAAAAGAGAAAAGGCTGATAATGAGCCAGATGTATCAAGTGACATTTTGAGGATGCTGCTAAGTGATGAAGAAGTAAGTCGAAGAACTGCAATGAATATCCCGGCTCTGTCAGCTTGTATAAATATGATTTCGGACACAGTATCATCCTTAAAAATCAAGTTGTATAAAAAGGATGGTGATAAGGTTGAGGAGATTGTTGACGACATCAGGACCACCCTGCTAAATGACGACACAGGAGACACCTTAGACGCTAGCCAAATGAAAAAAGCCCTGATTATGGACATGTTTCTATCGAAAGGCGGATATGTCTACATAAACAGGGTAAATAATGAGGTTAAATCTCTTCATTATGTGGAACCTGAAAAGATTAGCTTTATGTACAATACAGATCCGATATTCAAGGATTATAAAATACTGGTTAACGGAGTAAGTTATGAGGGCTGGCAGTTCATTAAAATACTGCGGAATACGCAAAATGGATATTGTGGACAATCTATCATAGCTGAAACACCTGAACTGTTGGGGATAATACTCAGTACACAGAAGTTTGAAAAGAATCTTGTCCAAACTGGAGGCAACAAAAAAGGCTTTATTCAATCGGCAATAAGACTTAGTGCTGAGGCAATGGAAGCATTAAAAAGAGCCTTCCACAACCTTTATTCCAATAGCACAGAGAATGTTGTTGTGTTAAATGATGGATTGTCCTTCAAAGAAGCCTCAAACTCATCTGTAGAGCTGCAGCTTAATGAGAATAAAGAAACAAATAACCGTGATATTTGCAAAATATTCCTTGTACCACCGTCAATCATAAACGGAGGAGCTACGGAGGAAGATAAAAAACGCTTTTACGAGGTCTGCATCTATCCGATATTAGCTAGGTTTGTGACAGCAATCAATAGTGTGCTGTTGCAAGAGGATGAAAAGAATGTAATGTTTTTTGCATTTGATGATACGGACCTGACTAAGACGGATATAGAAAAGCGTTTCGCAGCCTACAAGGTTGCTCTTGATAGTGGCTTTATGCAGCTTGATGAAGTGAGAAAAAAGGAAAGACTGCCTGAGTTTGGGCTTGATTTTATTAAATTAGGCTTGCAGGATGTACTTTATTATCCTGAATCAGGTAAGGTATATACGCCAAATACGGACAAATACACCAACATAAACGATACAAAGAAGGGAGATGAAACTAATGCGGATTGAAATCAGAGATGATTCGGTCTTGATTGATGGTTATGTTAATGCCGTTGAAAGAGATAGCAAGGTACTTACAGACGCATCGGGCAAGTTCATAGAAAAAATAGCCTCAGGAGCTTTCAGAAGGTCGCTTGAAAGAGCCAATAGAACGGGGTGCCCGGTAAAGGTGTTGTTAAACCACAATTATACAAGAGTTTTATCATCAAATGCAGATGATAAAACCCATATAAGCGAGGACAACATAGGCTTAAGGTGTAGATGTGAAATCAGAGATAAGGAGGTGATTGAAAAGGCCAGAAATAAAAAATTGGTTGGATGGTCGTTTGGCTTTATCCCTATAAAAGAGGAAAGGACAGATGAAGACATCCCACACAGGACAATCAGAGAACTGGAGCTTAAAGAGGTATCAATATTAGATGATACAAGGAAGCCTGCCTATAACGGTACAAGTATCGAGGTAAGGGCAGAAGAGTTTGATAACTTGATTGAACTTAGATTCTTGCCGGATGAAGTTGAAACGGTTGAAGTTAAGGAAAAAGAACCTAACAACAACCACATCTATGAAAACAGATACATGGAATTAAGAGCGATATAACAGCTCTTTTTTATTATCAAAAATTAATTTTACGGAGGTAAACAAAATGGATTTGAAGAAAATGCTTGAAATGAGAGCACAGAAACTTGCAGCACTTAAGGCGCTTATTGAAAAGGCTAAGGCAGAAGAAAGGGCAATGAATCAGGATGAAATCACATCATTTGAAGCCCTTGAAACTGAAATAAGAGAACTTGATAAGAACATCGCAGCATTAGAAAAGACTAGGGAGTTAACAGAGAGCGCACCACAGGCACCTGTAGAAGAAGAGAAAAGAAGTGTTGAAGAAAGAGATTACGAAGTTTTTGATGCGCTTATCAGAAGTGAGGAGACAAGAGCAGGAGAGTTAACCAAGGGAGATAATGGAGCCGTTATTCCAACAACCATCGCAAACAAGATCATTGAGAAAGTTGTTGAAATCTGCCCTATTTTTCAGGATTCTGACAGATATAACGTGAAAGGAACCTTAAGTATTCCATATTATGATGAAAGCACTGCTGACATAACTATGGAATACGCTGACGAGTTTACAGATGGCGAAAGCAAGACAGGTAAGTTTAAATCAATCAACTTAACAGGATTCCTTGGCAGAGCAATATCAGATGTATCTATCAGCCTTATTAATGATTCCAGCTTTGATGTTGTGGGATTTGTAGTTAGGAGAATGGCAGAGAGCATTGCAAGGTTTATAGAGAAGGAGCTTCTCAAAGGAACACCTAACAAGATTGATGGACTGTCAAAGGGAGTGCAGGAGTTAAAAACAGCCGGGGCAAACTTTACAGCAGATGAAATTATTGAACTTCAGGAGCTTATCCCTGATACTTATCAGGCAAATGCGTACTTTATCATGAGCAGAAAGACAAGAACTGCAGTCAGAAAGCTTAAAGACGGACAGGGTAACTATTTGCTTAATAAGGATGCCAATTCAAGATGGGGCTATACCTTATTTGGCCATGATGTGTATACCTCTGAAAATATGGATGATGTTAAAGCTGGCGCAACCGTAATGTATTACGGCGACTATACCGGACTTGCTACAAAGATATCTGAAAACATCAATATCAAGGTACTTACAGAAGTTAAGGCAAGGCAGCATGCTGTTGAGGTACTTGGCTTTGTTGAACTTGATGCAAAGGTACAGAACGCACAGAAGATCGCAAAGCTTGTAATTAAGGGCTAACCACACCTAGAAAGAGGCGGTATAAATGAAAGTTAGTGAAGTTACAGTTAATGACCTTGTAAATTTTATCCGTCTTGATGAGCCAACCGAGATTGAAACCTCTGAACTTGAAAGGATGAAAGACAGTGCTGTTGCGCATATCAAAACTTATACAGGGCTTGATGATGAGAGCCTTGATAAATATCCGGATATTACGCAGGCACTGTTTGTCCTTATCGCAGATATGTTTGACAATAGGAATTATCAGCTTGATAAGGCTGGAGGAGTAAACAGAATGGTGATGACAATCTTAAACTCTCACAGCGTTAACCTTTTGTAACGGAGGTGGTTATTATAAGAACTTTAGTAATTGGAAAGCTGAATAAACGGCTTTCTTTTTATAAATTAGCCGACATACAAGACAGTTTGGGGCAGATTACAAAGGAATTGCAACTGATTAAGACTGTATGGGGTACATTACAGCCTCTTAGAGGGGCTGAATATTACGAAGTGCAAAAGGTACAAAGCAAAGTAACCCACAAATGCTATATACGCTATACAGAAGGGATAGACACTAACTGTTTTTTGAAGTATAAAGACAGGACCTTTTCGATAGAAAGCGTTATAGATGTGGATTTTGAGCGTAAACTGCTTGAAATCAGATGTGTGGATTATGTCAACAAAGAGGTGATGGATATTGGCTGATGCAGAATTGAAAGTCAAGGGATTAGATGAGCTAAAGATGTCATTTGACCAGCTTGTTGCAAAGTACCCGGATAAGGCAGGCGATTTATTGAAAAAGGATGCCTTGGCTCTTAGGCGCAATATAGTAAATAACGCTAAAGAACTCACAAAGACGAAGAGCGAGCATAAAAAGTCGCTTGGAAAGTTGTCATCTTTTAGAGTGTCGCAGGTTCAGGGGCTTATGAATAACCAGTTTGTTGAGATATCTGCAAAGTCTCCGCATTTCCACCTTGTAGAGAAGGGGCACGAGTTAAAGGTTAAGGGAAAGACTATAGGCTTTGTACAGGGTGTACATTACCTTGATAAGGCTACTAAGGTCTATGAGGATAAATTCGAGGAACATGTGGATAACATGGTAGAAGCACTATTAAAAGAGGGAGGGCTTATATGACTCTGATAGATGTAAAGAAAGCCCTGCTTGATTTGCTAAAAAGTGAATTTCCTGACTATAAATACTATAGCACGGATGTCATTGAAGCCTATGACAGACCGTGTTTTTTTACGCAGTTAAAGCCCTTGGAGGTTTCGCCTGTCAACTATAACACGATGTATAACTCTATGGCCTTTTATATAACTTATCTGCAAAAAAGCAAGGATGAAGTTGAGACTTTAAGGGTAATTGACAGGATAAAGGATATCTTTGGGCTTTTCGTAAAAGTAGGCAGCAGGGCAATAGATGTAAAAGGCTTTGATTGGGATTATGTGGGAATAGACAGGAATATCCCACAGATAACCATAAATTTAGAATGGTGTAATTTAATTACACACCAAGACAATAGCGAAGTTATTGATAATGTTGAATTTACAAAGAAAGTAGAGGACGAATAATGGGAATGCCAAGTATTTCAATCTCCTTTTCTGAGATAGCTGCAACGGCTATAAAAAGAGGAGACAGAGGGATTATTGCAATGATATTAAAAGACACCAATATCCCGGAAGTTAATCCGGTTGTCTGCGTATCTGAAGCAGATATCCCTGCAAACCTTAGTGATGACAATAAGGAACAGATTAGGCTTGCCCTAAGGGGCTATGTAAATGCACCTAGCAAGGTTATTGCTTATGTGCTCAATAAGACAGTGGACACCTACAAGGCAGCACTTGACTATCTTAGAACGGTCAGATTTAACTATCTTGTAGTTCCAACAGTTGGAACAGATAAAAAGACAGGCGAGATTGTAACCTATGTGAAGGCGGAAAGAGCAGCCAAGAAGTTGATTAAGGCGGTATTGCCTAATACTAAAGGCGATAACGAGGCAATCATAAACTACACTACAGAAAAGGTGTTTGTAGGCGAAAAAGCCTATACAGCAGAGCAGTATTGTGCAAGAATCGCAGGTCTTATAGCTGGCACACCGCTTAAGATGTCAAGTACCTACGCACCGCTTCATGAGCTTACAGATTGCACCAGGCTTACCAAGGAAAAGATGGATAGTGCAGTAGATGGTGGAGAGTTCATAGTTTGGTGGGACGGTGAAAAGGTAAAGACAGGCAGGGGAGTTAATTCACTTACTACCCTTACTCCGGAGAAAAATACACAGTTCCAAAAGATAAAAATCATGGATGCCCTTGACATGATATCAGATGACATCAGAAGGACAACCGAAGATAATTACATCGGTAAATATCCTAATAACTATGATAATAAGTGCCTTCTTATGTCTGCGATAGGGAATTACTTTGACGAACTGATAAGACTTTCAGTAATTGAAGGTTACACCCTTGAAATGGATATTGAGGCTAACAGGAGCTATTTAAAGGGCAGGGGTGTAGATGTAAGTAAAATGAATGATGAAGAGATAAAGACAGCCAACACAGGCTCAAATGTATTCCTTAAAGTAGCGCTCACAATGACCGATGCAATTGAGGATGTATCTCTTAACATCACTATTTAAGGAGGGGAAAAATGGAAAATAAGTTTTCACCTGAAAAGGCAATTAATGGAACTTATGGAGAGTTATGGCTAGATGATTACTATTTAGCTGAAGTATTGTCGCTTGAAGCTAAGGCTACACTTGAAAAGACTGAGGTCAATCAGGCAAGAACACTAGTAAAAGGATACAAGATAACCGGCATAGATTGTAAGGGTACAATCAAGCTCAACAAGGTTACAAGCTACTTCTTAACCAAGTTATCAGATAGCATCAAAAAGGGAAAAGTGGTTAAATGCACCATTATATCAAAGCTTGCTGATCCTGATTCCAAAGGTGTGGAAAGAGTTAAGCTTACAGGCTGCGTATTTGACGAGATTACTCTTGCTAACTGGGAAGTAAAGAAACTTGGAGAAGAATCAATCCCATTTACCTTTACGGGTTGGGAAGTCCTTGATTCCATACCATCACTCTAATTAGGAGGTAAAGAATGAATTTAGTTGATGAGTTATTAAAAATAGATTCCAAGAAGGCGGATGAGCTTAAAAAGGGTGTGTTTAAGTCAAAGAGACTTGCGACACTCTTAGGCAGCAAGGAAGAGACTGTTGATGTAACTATAAGTGAGATTCCATCAAGAAGAATTAACGACATTGTCGGTTATCAGTTTAATAAAAACGGTAGCTTTGATATTGCAAAGTCTTATGATGCAAAGCTTATTCTTTGCACCGAGGCACTTGTAGAGCCGGACTTAATGAACAAGAGCCTACAGGCACATTTTGACTGCAAAACTGCAAGAGACCTTTGCGAAAAGCTCTTCGGAATTGAGGTAAACGAGTTAAGCGATGAGATATCTGCCCTTTGCGGAATCACCAAGGATGAGAATGAAGAGGAAGAAATAAAAAACTTATAAAGGCGAATAGGGAGGTACAACTTATGTACCTCCTTTTTCGCTATCACGACATATTGCCAAGCTGTGTCAAAGAGATGGGGCGAGGCGAAAGAACGATACTGAAAGCCTTTATAAGTCAGGAAATGCAAGACAGAGCGGAAGAGCTTAAGAGAATGTATGAAGGCTAAGAAGGTGGATAAATGGGAAAAATAGTTGATGTAACATTACGGCTTGTTGACAAAATGTCGAGTCCTTTAAGGATTGCAGGCACATATTTACAAGATAACGCAAGGCAATGGATAAAGGCTGGAAAGCAGATAGAACGGTCAGGGAAAGCCATTGCTGGAGTGGGTACGAATCTAACAAAAACAGTTACTGCCCCTATTGCGGGAATTGGAGTTGCTTCAGTAAAGCTGGCAGCAGACTTTGAAAAGGGAATGAGTACCGTCCAATCGATATCCGGAGCAACAGGGACAGACCTTGAAATGCTGTCGAAGAAAGCTAAGGAAATGGGCTTAAAAACAAAGTATTCAGCAAGTGAATCCGCAGAAGCATTTAAGTACATGGCTATGGCTGGCTGGAAAGCCGGGGAGATGGCAGATGGTATAGAGGGAGTAATGTACCTTGCAGGAGCTACAGGAGAAGACCTTGCTGGCACATCCGACATCGTAACAGACGCCCTTACAGCCTTCGGTATGCAGGCAAAGGACACAAATAAATTTGTTGATGTATTGGCGCAGACGGCGAACAAGTCAAATACAAGTGTGTCTATGCTGGGAGAATCATTTAAATATGTGGCTCCTGTAGCTGGAGCATTGAAGTTTAATGCTCAGGATGTATCTACTGCCCTTGGACTTATGGCGAATAGTGGTATAAAGGCATCATCTGCCGGTACAGCGTTAAGAAGTTTATTCACAAGGATGGCAAAGCCTACAAAAGAATCACAAACAGCTATGGACGCTCTTGGTATATCTCTAACAGACTCTAAGGGCAACATGAAGTCCCTTGATACAATTATGAGGGAGACAAGAAAGAGCTTTGCAGGGCTGACCGAATCGCAGAAGGCACAGTATGCTGCGGCTCTTGCAGGTAAAACCGGAATGAGTGGATTGCTTGCTATAGTTAACTCTGCTGATGGCGATTTTAATGAGCTTTCTACGGCTATCTACAACTCAGATGGTGCCTGTAAAAAAATGTATGATACGGCAAATAACAACTTATCGGGCCAGCTTACCATATTAAAGTCTACGGTTGAAGGTATTGGGATATCCTTTGGTGAGCGGTTACTGCCATATATTAAGCAAGGTACGGAGTTTATACAAAGATTGGCGGATAAATTTAACTCACTGACTAAAGCTCAGCAGGATACTATCATCAAAGTGGGGCTTATAGCCGCTGCAGTAGGTCCTGCTATCTTCCTTTTTGGTAGAACGGTCATGGTTGTTGGTAAGCTTGTTAAGACAGTTGGAATGGTTGGCAATGCGTTCAAAACAGCCAAAACAGTAATGGGCTTAGTTACAGCCCCTGCAAATGCTGTGGTACTAGGCTTGGCAGCGGTAGTAGTTGCCGGAGTTCTTATATATAAAAACTGGGATAAGATAAAGGCAGCAGCCGGCAGATTGTGGAACTTTGTTAAGAATATATTTCAAAGAATTGGAATCTCAGGAGACAGTCTTAAGAAAAAACTTGCACCTATAGGGCAGAAGTTCAGCGCAATAGGGGAGCATATACAAGGATTTTGGAAGGTTGTCAGTCCTTTGCTCAGCAAGATAGGTGAAGCTGTGCATGCTGTGTTTTCCGTCGCAATTGGCGCTGCTATAGGTTCTGCAATTGGATATTTTAACTCACTTTTTGATGGAATAACAACTATGATTAGCGGTCTACTAACCGCATTTGATGGGATTCTAACTTTTATAACAGGAGTATTCACAGGCAATTGGAGCAAGGCTTGGGAAGGTGTAAAAAACATCTTTGGCGGTATCTTTGAGGGACTAGGTGGAATGCTTAAAATGCCGATAAATGGCGTAATCTCTATGATAAATGGAGCAATTGCGGGCATAAACAGTATAAGTGTTGATATCCCTGACTGGGTACCCGGTATCGGTGGCGAAAAGTTCGGTATCAATATCCCTCAGTTGCCTATGCTTGCAAGAGGCACGGACAACTGGAAAGGTGGACTTGCTCAAATCTCTGAGAAAGGTGGAGAAATTGTTGACTTGCCTTCAGGGACAAGAGTATATCCGCACGATGAGACGGTGCGGAAAGCCTACGCAGACGGCGCCAAGAGAAACAGTGGTAAGTCGGTATATATCGCAAAGCTTGCAGATTCTATAGTTGTAAAAAGTGAAAGCGACATTGATAAGATAGCTGAAGCATTAGCTAAGAAGATATTTGAGACAAGCGACAATATGGGAGGGGAAGAGATTGGATATATTTATTAATTGGAATAATGAAAAAAACTCTATACTTCTCCCAGTGAATCCGGCCAGCTTTGAGATTGAAGGTGCACAGAACAACACCTCTGTATATATTCATAACAAGGGTGAAGTTAATCTTAAAGGCAAGAGAGGGCTCTATGCAATTACACTGGAGTCCTTTTTCCCTGCCACGGATTATGATTTCATAAATGGAGAATATCATCCACCTTATGAATACTACTGCAAGAAGTTAAAGAAACTGTATGAAAAAAATACTACAGTTCATTTAATCATTACGCAATCGGATATAAATATGTTCTGCACGATCGAATCATTTAAGTATGGCGAGGCAGAGAGGAACGGCGATGTTAAATACTCATTAGCTTTTAAAGAGTACAGAGAGACGGCAGCAAAAAAGAGAATAACCACCAAGACAAGAGAAGCAAATTACTCTTGGAAGAAAGGCGACACATGGAGCAAGGTTGTAAAGAAGTGCACCGGCACATCTGATGGATGGAAAAAAATCAGGAACAACAACAAGGCGGTTATCAAAAAGGCTATGAGGAAGAAGGCAAAAGTAAAAGAAGTGGTGGCTCTTATTGGATATGAGGTGGTGATTAGATAATGGCTATTAAGCTTTTATGGAATAAGAAGTGGCTTGATTACACAAGCGTAGAATGGTCAGGCTCGCACAATCAAAGTTCAAGGCAGATTACCTTTTCATTGCCAGCCAACCGTTATGATAAGGGCTTTAAGAATGTAAATATCAAACTTGGTGATATCGTAAGCCTGTATGATAGTAAGACAAGGCTTTTCTTAGGAGTTATAACAGCAAGGGAAAAGTCGGCAGAGATAGGTACAGAAAGCTACACCGCAAGAGACTTCTTACATTATCTGCTTAGATCTATGGGCATGTATAAATTTAAGAATAAGACTCCTGAGCAGATTGCGAAACAAATCTGTGGCAGCGTAGGCATTAAGATAGACAAGGTTGCTACTACAGGGGTAGTAATACCCAAGATGATATGTGAAGATATGAGCCTTTATGACATCATTGCCAAAGCGTACAGAAAGGCTTTCCTTAAGACAGGTAAGAGATATCTGCTATCTATGAATGCTGATAAGTTGGTTGTGTCCGAAAAAGGTCTAAAAAGCGGAATAACACTTGACCAGTCGCAGGATATAACAGGGGCGACCTATTCGGATACAACCGATAATATGGTTAACCTTGTTAAAATCTACAACGATAGTATGAAGCAGATAGGAGAGGTAAGACATAAAGATAATATAGATAAGTTCGGCATTTATCAATCCACTTATCAGAAGGAAGATGGAGTAAGTGCTAACACAGAGGCAGGCAAGATGCTTGTAGGTGTGACACGAGAGGCCTCAGTCTCAGCCTTAGGATATATTGGTGCAATATCAGGTAAAAGCATAGTGATAAAAGATGGTGCTACCGGATTAAAAGGGAAGTTCTATATTACCAATGACAGTCATAGATTTGAAAATGGAACCCACATGATGGACTTAGACCTTGCTTGGAAGTTAATTGATGAAGAAGATTCTGAAGACGCAGAAGAGAAGAAAGGAAAGAAGTCCAAAAAGAAAAAGGGCAGAAGAACAGCTAAGCAGAAGGTTACTCCTACATCTACCGTGTATTACCTCAAGTCCGGAAATGTGTATCATTCAAATTCATCTTGCAGTGTGCTCGAGGGGAATACTCCTAAAAAGACTATATTATCGGAATTATTGAAAGAGACACTTAAGAAAGGCAAGAATAAAGGCAAGTCAAAGTATAGAGCTTGCAAGATATGCTGCAAGACTGATTAAGGAGAGCCTATGAATGGATATGAAAAGCTAATAATGACCATAAGAAAAGAGGGGGCAAGGAACAATCCACCCTCTCTTTTTATTGGAGAAATGACATCAAAGAACGAATGTGCAATAGGTAGTTTGATTCTTGATAAAGAGGATTTGCTATTTGCTGAACACTTAACTAAACGAGTGGTAAGTGAGCTTGATATAAAGGCAGACGATAAAGGAGTAAGCAAGACAGGCATAAACGATAAATGTAAGTATATTGAGCCACTTAAAAAGGGCGACAAAGTACTACTTTACAAAGTTGGTGAAGAAAAATATGTAGTAATAGAAAGGGTGGTGAGTTTGTAGTGTTCCCTTTTGACATTGACATAGAGGACGAGGAAGAAGTTATTGAGGGAGAAAGCACCCTTAATACAGATTATGAGATAGATTTTAACACCGGGAGATTGACCGGGCGAATAATTACAGGATTGGCAGCAGTAGTCCAATGGGCAAGGCTTACCTTAGCGACTGAAAGGTACTTTTACAGTCAATATAGTTGGGACTATGGAAGCGAATTGCAGAACCTTATAGGGAAGAACCACTCAAAAGACTACATAGAAAGTGAAGTAAAAAGGATATTAAATGAAGCCTTGTTAATAAATGAGGCTATAAAGGGGATTGAGGATTTGAAATGTGATACTAACGGCGAAAAGCTCAAGACATCCTTTGGGCTGGAGACTATATACGGAAGAGGTGATATAGATGTATGAGGATAAGACCTACAATAATATTATGGCTGAAATGATGGCGGATTTCGGCGCAGATGTGCGAACAGATGAAGGCTCGCTTGCTTTCAACGCGTGTGCAAAAATTGCCGAAAAGCTGGAAGATGTCTATGGCGACATGGACGAGTTGGAGCGAAACATGTATCCGGATACTCAGGACCTGCCTCATCTGATAAGGAACGCAAAGGGTAAGATTGAGTATTTATATGCTTATCCTGCCGTGGTAAAGGGGGTATTTAAGCAGGATATCGAAATAGGAGAACAGTTTATCTGTGGCAATTATACCTATACTGTATCTGAAAAGATTGAGGAGCACACCTACAAGCTCACCTGTGATACGGATGGGGCTGAGGTGAACACCAATAAGGGCGAGCTTATCCCTGCTAACTACATTGATGACTACAAGGGTGGAGAGATTACTGAGATTATAATTCAAGGTGCAGATGATGAAGAGGAAGAAGTGTTTAGAAAGAGGCTCCTTGACACCTTTAAGAATATTCATTTTGGCGGGAATAAAGCAGATTACCGAAAGCTGCTAAACGAACGCAAGGAAGTTGGAGGTTGTAAGCCTAAGAGAAGAGCGGAGGGCAGTCCTTGGGTAGATATTGTAGTAATATCAAGTACCTTCAACACTCCGTATGCTGAGGTCATAAAAGATATTCAAGAGTATATAGATCCTGAGGCTACGCATGGCGAAGGCGATGGGATGGCTCCGTGCTGCCATTCTGTACAGATAAAAGGGGCTGAAAGCGTAAAAATCAACATATCAACCAAGATTGTATTTGAGGGTGGCTATTCTGCCGAAACCTCAAGAAGCCATATTGAGGAAGCCATTGAGAAGTATTTGAGTGAATTAAGAAAAGGCTGGGAGGCTAACGAGTTCAACGATATGACAGTAAGGCTTTCAAGGATTGAGGCTAATATCCTTAATATTCCGGGGATTCTTGACATTGAAAATACAACTCTAAACGGTGTGGCAGGCAACATAACTTTGACGTACGAAAAAATACCAGTAAAAGGTGAGGTGGTTATAAAT